ACGGTTTGGATGGCATGGATGCTCAAATGGAAGCTGGATTAATTCAGCAGCAGGATTTTGAAAATCAGAAGACTGCCATTATTCAAGCTGCTCAAGAGCAAAGAAGTCAAAGTTACAATGAATATGACAAGAACACTAAGGACATTGAAGACAAGTATCATCAAGATAGATTAAACGAACAGATTGCTCTTGGTGGGCAAATGATGGGTTCAGTCACATCAATGTTCGGTTCTATGTTTGGTGAACAATCCAAAGCCTATAAGCTCATGTTTGCTGCAGATAAAGCTTATGCAATTGCAGCTGCAGGTATTGCTATTCAGCAAAATATCGCAGCAGCTGCGAAAGTTGGTTTTCCATATAACTTGCCTTTGATTGCTGGGGCCGTTGCACAAGGTGCCAGCATTATTGCAAATATCCGGGCAATTAAGGATCAAGGGTTTGCTGATGGTGGTTTTACTGGGCGAGGTGGCAAATATGAAGTTGCTGGAGCTGTACACAAAGGTGAAATCGTATGGTCTCAAGAAGACATTAAACGATGGGGCGGAGTGGGCTTAGTTGAGAAAATGCGTAAGAGTGCAAACCCTGAAGCTTTCCTCAATAACAATGCCTCAACTGATAGTGTCATGCGCCGAGCAATGATGAGCTCTAATGCCTTTATGGAAAGTCAAAAGCAATCTGACATTTTTAATCAACCGGTTCAGGATGGCCAGATTATTTATAAAGGCAATACAAGTGCTACTAAATCAGCTAATCCAGATTTATTCCATGACGGAAAGGTTTACTTTTCTTCAAATGGTTTAGTTCAGGATCGATCAAATCTCAATGATGTACAGGACTTTACCTTAGGGCAAACTTCACGTCCTCAAGCTGAGATTATGCCTTCAATTGAACCTGCTTCACCGACTATCAATTTCAAGATTGAAGTAGTTAATCAGGTAAAAGGGGCAACAGTTGAGGCTGAACAACTGGATGAGAAAACAGTGCGGATCATTGTTAAAGATGAACTGGATAAACAGCTTCCAAGAGCGGTACCTAAAATTGTAGGAGATCAAATTGATAATCCAAACTCAATTATTAGCCGGTCTTTGACTGAGAATACGACAGCAAGACGAAATCGTTAATTATTAAGACCACCTTTCGAGGTGGTTTTTTATTACCTGAAGGAAAGTTATGTACAAGTTAAAGCTAAATCCTCAAACAAATGGCTATGGCGTAACACCAGGTGATGATGTAAAGCGTCAGCAGATGGATGGAGGGCGTGGACGCTATTACATCGATGTAAAACGAAATAGCCATATTGTCGATGTGAACTGGAATTTAAGTAAAACTGACTTCAATAAAATGATGGCTTTTTGGCGTGTTTACCAAAACAAGCCAGCCTCGTTTTATGCGGATCTGGTCATTGACCAGGGAACGCGACAGCAATACCAATGCAACTTTATTCCTAATTCATTTAAAACCAATGAAGTAAATGGAAATCTTTACCGGGTAACTGCTCAGCTGGAAGTTATTCAGAATCAGCCAAACCTTACAGCTGATGCAGCATTGATTAAAGATTGGGAGGTCTAATGGATAACGAGTATGCCAAGTTCTTTCTCAATCGCAAAGTCGATATCTATCAGCTGGAGTGTATTGAGTTATCACATCCATCTTTTCTAAACACATATCGGGTTGTCCGCAATGATGATCGGGGTGTCTATGTGCAGCATAAGGCAGGGGCTGGTCAGGTCTTTTATGAATACCTACCTATGTCTATCCAAAGATCTGGAATGCTAGGGGATCTAGACCAGACCTTAACTGTTTCAATTTCAGGACTTGGTGATGTCTTGCCGGATGAGTTTGAAAGGGTAATTGAAGGGCAATATTCAGACGTTAAGCCTACCGTAAATTATCGACTCTATAGTTCGGACAACTTGAATACACCAATCCATTATCTGTTAGGACTGAAACTTTCAGGTATATCAATGAATCATAAAGCTGTGACATTCAAGGCTGAATCACCACGATTAAATACCGCGAAGACTGGAGATATTTTTGCACTGGATCGCTTTAGTGGTCTGAAGGGGGCTGTATGAAAAGTCATGATCATTTGCTTGATAAGCAATACGACGAAGAGCAGTACAACTGCGTTCATTTTGCCCATGAAGCTGCAATGGATCTCTACGGAATAGATCGTAGTGAAGCTTTGGATTTGTTCATGAAACCTAAAGGCCATATCGAGTTTAAAGTCTCACGATTAAAACTCTTAAATCCGCTGCCCATACCCAAGGAAGGCTGCATAGTCGCCTTCCATCCAAGACAAAGAAATAAGCCCCCGCATGTGGGGCTTTTTCGTGGGCAGAAGGTTTTACACCTGATGGAGAGCGGCGTTACTTATTTAGCTGAAGACGTCATTAAAGCAATGGGGTTTAGTCGGGTCAGTTACTATGATTAAGATTATTTATAAACAGGATCCTTTGTCTGAAGAGAAGACAATTGAGCATGCCGAAACTATCGGGCAATGGCTTACTTCAAAATATGAATACTTGCCTGAGCATGTTCGTATTTTTCATACATCAAGCAATATGGATCATGCTGAGATCTCTTTTGCCAATGAAGTTACACCTAAGAATGCCCATGACTTAAAACAGCTAGATTTCTTACCTGGTACTTTCATTGTGATTGAAAATCCGAAAGGTATGCCAGCGCTCATTGCTGCAATCGTTTCTATTGTTTTAAGCGTGGCGGTTGCATTTTTAATGCCCGCACCATCGATTGCTCAAACCAATCAGAATAATAACCAATCCTCATCTGCAAATAACGAACTTTCAAATCGTGAAAATAAGATGAGGGTAAATGGCCGTATTACAGATAACTATGGTGCTGGATGGAATACACCTGATCTGATTGCTGTGCCTTACAAGGTTTATGAAAATAATGTTGAAGTTGAGCATATTGTTGGCTGTATTGGTCGTGGCCACTATCAAATTAATGGTGCGTACGATGGTGAAACCAATATTGTTGATATTGCCGGGGCATCAGTCGAAGTTTTCCGACCAGGCGTTGATATTGTTTCAGGACAACCTTATTTTTCGATTGGTACCGAAATTACCACACCGCCTTTAAGTGTTCAGCATCAAAACTCAGTGAATGGCCAGATATTACGTCCAGCAGATACTCAAAGCCTAGAAGGTACTAATTATCTTATTTTTGCTTACCCAAACGAGATTCTACGAGCGGCTGCTAACAATATCGATTTAACGAGTAAGTTTGTCAGCAATGACCGCGTTGAAATCACCAATGCTTCTTTTACATATAACGGGCAAACATACAATTTAAACGGTACTTATAGCGTCTTATCCGTTGCTGATGATCGCATGACGTTATCAAATCCTGCTGCAGTTAATCCAAACTGGTTAAAGCTAAAAGAACTCAGTAACCAGCAAACAGGTGCTTTATCTCCAAAGCTTTCATCGATTGGTGAGAAATGGATTGGTCCATTCATCCTGGACAACATTGAACGTAGCCGTGTCATTTTTAACTTTGTAGCCAGTAATGGGCTTTATACGGTATCAGCAGGCGGCAATCAGGCAGCTGTAAACGTTACGCTTGAAGTTGAGGTCACGCCAGTGAATGAATTGGGTGCAGCCATTGGCAATCCAATGCTGAAACAGATCATTCTGAAAGGTTCAGCAAAGTCACGGCAGACTATTGGTGCAACGCTGGATATGGTCACATTCCAAGGACGCTGCAGCGTACGTGCACGCCGTTTAACTCCGACTCCAGCAGTCACCACTGTTGTTGATGAGGTGAAGTGGCAAGCACTTTACGGAGCATTCCCGCTGCAAAGCACTAAATATGAATATGAAACGGTTTTTCGTGCACGTACTTATGCAACTACAGGAGCGCTTGCAGTTAAGTCGCGCAAGATCAATTTTGATCTTCAGCGGATGTTGCCAACATATAAGAATGGAGCAATGACGACCGAGTTATTTCCAACGTCAAGCTTTGCTGATGCATTGGTGTCGATGGCGCTCGATGACAAGATCGGCCGCCGTACGATCGACGAAATTGATATAGAAAACATCTATCGTACCTATAACGATATTGTTGATTATTTTGGCACACCTTTAGCGGCCGAGTTCTGTACTACTATTGATGATACCAATCTTTCATTTGAAGAGCTTGTGACGAACCTATGTGATGCCGTCTTTTGTACGGCATACCGGCAAAACAATAAGCTCAAGATCTATTTTGAACGACCAACAGATAACTCGGTGTTGCTGTTTAACTTCAGGAATATCATCCCTGATAGTTATAAGCATGATCTGACCTTCGGTGTAATGGATGACTACGATGGGTTGATCTATGAGTACACGGATCCGTCCGATGATAGCCGTATTAATATCTACTTGCCGGATA